GAGCTGATCAACCCGGCCAGCTATGACGTCCGCCTCGGCGATGTGCTGCTGATCGAATCAGCCGAAGGCCCCGACCTAGTGCCATACCCACTGGGTGGGCACACACTGGAGAACCCGTACCTGTTGCGCCCCGGGCAGTTCGTGCTGGCGCACACGATCGAGGTCTTCAACCTGCCCGATGACATCGCGGCTCAGTTCCTGTTGAAGTCCAGCCGCGCCCGCGAGGGGCTGGAGCACCTGATGGCCGGCTACTGCGACCCTGGATGGCATGGCAGCACGCTCACCATGGAGCTGCACAACAGCCGCCAGCTACAACCGGTGCCGCTGTGGCCTGGCATGAAGATTGGCCAGATGATCTTTTACCAGATGGCCGGCATACCACAGCGCAGCTACGCCATCACCGGCCGCTACAACGGCGACACTTCCGTCCAACAAAGCAAAGGCTAATGCAAGTCACACAAACACAAACCGCAACGTACACTGTCATCAATCAAGTTACGACAACGACGCGCCCCATCGTTACCGTCAATCCATACCCTCGGCGCTCTTTCTACGGAACGGCTGGCGATGATCACATCACCGGAAACCTCGGCGATGACATCATCCAGGGATGTGACGGCAACGACATCATCAATGGCGGCCAAGGAGCTGATGACATCAGCGGAGGATATGGCAACGACCGCATCTGGGGTGGAATCGGCAACGACAACATTTCCGGCGGATACGGCAGGGATGTATTACTCGGCGGTGAAGGCGACGACCGTATGAACGGCGACGACGGCGACGACTATCTCAGTGGAGCCGAAGGTAACGACACATTGATTGGCGGAGCTGGCAATGATGTATTGAATGGAGGAACCGGCCGCGATGTGATGGAAGGCGGCACCGGTCGCGATCTTTTTAACGTCAACATCAGCAGCGGCGAGCGCTGCATTATTATTGATTTCAACCCAAAGGAAGACAGGCTAAGCCTGGACAAGCGAGCTGCTTACACGTTCAAGCGGTACGAATCAGCCACTGGGTTCTACCGCACAGGCACCGAGCTATACGCCAACGGTCAGCCAGTTGCGTTGCTTGCGTGGACTTACATTGACACGATGCCAGCCAACACTAGCTTTTGGTGGGTGGAATGAGTGACCTAACTGAGCGGTTGATGGTGCGTCTTGCGACATCACCGCGCACCGGCCGCACATTGAGAGGATCTGCGATTGTGGCCATCCAAGAGGTTGGGCATGATCTGCGCCGTGCTGGCTACAGCGCTGCAGCAGACTACTTGCAGCATCAGGCGGATCTGGGTATTGCTGCTGAGCTGGAGGGTGGCCCGTGACCGCTCCTCAGATACTGGAGACCATCGCCCGCGATGGCGGAACGATTGAAGTGCTGCAGGATCATCGCGGCTGCGTATACCACCGGGCATGCGCTCGTGGGTACTGCCGCTACGCCGAGGATCGCTGGCAGGCTGAGCTGTACCTGGATCAGCTGCTGGCGCGTTGAATGGTGTGATCGGTGGCGGTGGCTCACGCGCCTAACCCACCTCGCCGCTGCCGATCACCCAGCGGACTGCCCAGGACTTGCGTTCTGGAGCGCTCAGCCTACACCAAACCACGCCAGCGGGCCGCGGCGCCGCTGCGGCGGCTGTTGCCTGATCTCCTTGGCTTCCAGCTCGGCCATCTGCTGCAGCAGTTGAGTTGCCAGTCGGGTTTGCATCGCCCATGCCCGGTAGCACTGTTCTGCGATCCTGCGCAGCTCATCGGTATCGGTTGTGCTGCGGATCACCCGACAGGCCCTCTCAACCTCAAACGACTCTTCAGCTGTGGTGTCGAACCGTAGCCAGCCCATGGCATTGACGCGATGCCTTTGCAGTGTATGCTCTGCCTGAATTGCTGTCTGGTTCAATGCTGACTGGTGAGGCGCTGCTAGCGAAAGTGAAGGAAATGCGGAAGGCAGACCGCGATGCTGTGGCCGAAGCCTGCGGCTACTCGTTCAATGGTCGTCTGCGTATGAGCGCGTTCTATCAGGCGTTGATCGACGCAAACGGCGTCAAGCTGCTCCAGGGCGAGCCTAAGCGCCGCGGTCGGCCGGCATCGTATCGCGGTCGTGTGCTGCACAACGGGCAGGCTGCGGTCGGCGCCAGCTATACGCGTGAGCTTGGCGCCAAGGCTGGCGATAAGGTCACGATTTCAGTACGCGGCGGCTCGCTGGTGTTACGAATTGTTGCTGATGATCAATGAGCGATGAACGGCGCCGGTACGGTTGAGCGGTCCATCTCACGGCCACGATGAAGACCATTATTCAATCCGACTGGGGGCCGGTCATGCACCGTGCATCACGCGTCAGCGCTGCCGCTGGCGTGTGGTGCTATGTGGTTGTCGCTGACCTGATCAGGCTTACCTATGCAGCTGGTGCTGAGCTGCGCCGCGCTGTTGACCACCGCAGCCAGCAGCTGGCCGCGTTGATGGCGCCAGCTGGTGGAGAACTTGAGGCTGAGCCTGAGGTGCGGTCGTTGCGCGGCGACGACCTGGAGCATCTGAGCCAGCGTCAGCTGATGGCGCTAGCTGGTGTGCGCCGCCGGCTGCCGAAGGCGACGCTGATCCAGATGATCCGCGAGGATTGATACCGTCAGGCTGTGCGCTACAATGTGTGGCATCGGGGGAGACCCCACACGGCAGCCCGGAGGCTGCGCTGATCATGGCAACGGCCACCGCTGTTCTGGCAACCATCCCGGCTTCTTACCGAGTGAAGCGCAATCAGGTTGGTGGCGCTGAGCAGCAGCTGCGCCAGCTGGAGCAGCTGGCGGCCGACTTCGCGGTCAAGCAGCTGGCTTACGGCGTGCTCTACGCCGACTCAACTGGCCGCGTTACTGGCACTATCTCGGTAACACTGCGCCGCGCTACGCCATGGCAAGCTGCGCAGCTGCTGGCGGCCATGCTCAACGACGGCATCGAGCTGATCGCTGATGTCTCCCGCTGGATGAACGCCAACGCCCTGAGGGTGCTGGCGGGACAGTAGTAGCATCAGCCCGACAGCGCCCAGCCCTCTGCTCCGCACGGCTGGGTCATCACTCGTCACTCCTTAATCGTTCTTCCCATATCTCCTGCGTGAGCTGCTCCGCGAGTGCGTGCAGCTGAATCTTCATCCCATCGGCAATACTGAGCAGATTGACCAGCATTCCCTGAGAGTCCGGGCTGGCCACCTCTCGGCTGAGTATGGGTCCGTGGTGTGCGATCCAGTCATTCAGCTTCTTCTCTGCGCGATAGACAGCGAGTCGGGAATCCAGTTCGGATGACATGGCGTGCAAGTTTCTGACACTCCCTATTGCCGAGCAGCGGTAGCATCAACTCCACAGCTCACGCGGATCCTTGCCGGTCGCCATCATCCGGCTGAGCCGTTCAGCACGCTGCCCGACCTGGCGGGTCCACTTTGAGTCGAGCATCATCGTCGCCGCCTGTTGGTACTGGCCGGCCGCCACCGTCGCCAGCGTCCGCTTGAACGCCAGCAGCCCGACGATGCCCAGGTTGAAGGCCATGTCTAGCAGTACGCGCTGGCGCACCTCATCCAGCGTCGCCGCCCACGGCAGCGCGTGCTGGAGCTCGCGCTCCATTGCCGCGATGTCGTTAGCAAGCAGCATGGCGGACTCCTCGGCGCTGATGCCACGGTCCTCCAGGTTGCGGCCTACGCCGATCGTCAGCTTGCCGGCGGTGCAGCGGTAAGGCTTGAGACGCTCGCCCTCGTGAAGGCGGAGCTGCCTCACCATCGCGTAGCGATCAATCATCGACGGGGGAACGCGAGACGCAGCGCCTGCAGGCCAAGCTGGATCAGGCTATTGGCGCGCAGCGGCGACAGGCCGATAATCTCACTGGCCGCGGCAACGGCAATGGCGATGATCGCGGCGGTGTTCGCATCCATGGTGATTGTGCGGTCTGTGTTCAGCCTAAGGCTTCGCCAGGATCGCCCAGCCGGTGCCAGGCCCTTCCACCATCCAACGCGGGCCGAGGTTCTTCCTGCTGTAGCGCAGTCGGGCGCCCCAGTTGTTGACATAGACGCCGGCCACTAGGTCAAGGTCACCGAACGGATCGTGCACGAGCAGTGCATCGTCGCTGTAACCGATCGCGCAGATCCAGTGGCCGCCACCCACCGGCGCTGAGACGGGGCCCTTGTGCAGGATGCCGAGAGGCACCGGGATGCCTCGGTTGATCTGCTCGGTGATCGTCGCCCAGTTGGCGGCATGGGTGAGGCTGGCTTCCACGCCGAACGACTGAAGCGCCTTCAGCTGCGACACGCTGTCGGTGGTGTCGCCGTAGCGCAGCACCCGACCCAGGTATGCGTCATCGCCATTCGGGCCACGCAAGGTGCCGGGCTTCAGCGTCTCAAGCAACATCGCGCAGGAACTGCTGAAGCACATTCTCAGCGCGTGCTGTGTGCTGCTGTCGCGCTGAGAGTAGTAAGGCACCTGCAGTGGATTGCTCAGACTGCGCGGCTCTGATTGCTTGCCCGCTGCCTTCCATGTTTCATACCATGCCGCATCATCTTTCTTGAGGCTGGCCGGCACAGCTTCCCATAGCTGCTGCACTGCTGCGCGTTGATGCGGTAGTCCTTTCCAATGCTCAAAAAACGGGATGGGATCGTTGATCATCGCCGTTCACCTAATGCACGCAGAACACCAACTTGCACGCGTAGGTTGTTGAGTTCAGTTCGCACTAGCTCGATTCTTTCGTTCTGTTGATTGTCAGACTTGACCAGTGCTTGGATCTGAGTCTGTATGACATCCATCCCAGCCCACACTCTGATGGCTGTGCCGACGATTGCGATCATGCCGGCTGCAACCATTGCCGGGATTGCGTCTTCGAGCTGGCGCCCCACGCTTTTAGGTTCAGGTGGTGCCATGGTCGGAATGCGAGGGGCCGAGAATGAGCGGACGGACGCGATGGTTGCAATGCTCATGGTACGAC